CAGCGGAAAGACCCCAGCCAGTAGAAGTAACCCCAGTAGTAGCGCCACCCCAACCGCCAGCGCCAAAACCAGCAGCCGTTGCATAGTACTCGTTACCTCCTGTAATCTCGTATTGAGCAGTTACAGCCCCACCGCCGTTGCCAGTGTCAGACCCATCCGCAGTAACACTGACAGTAATTGTGTAGCTGGTAGAGTCTATGTAAGTAATCTCAAACTCTTGGTTCAATACATCAGCGGTGACATTCCCGCCTAGGCTAACCGCGCCGCTAAATAGTACGAAGTCGCCAGTCTGCGCCCCGTGACCAGCATCGGTAACGGTTATGACGCTAGAGCCAGAGGTGGCGGCAAATGTAGCTGTGTTGGTTGTGGTTAAACGAATTGGGGTTACGTCATAAAGATCGCCGTCGGCGGAGTCCTGAACATACAGCTTTAGATTAGTGCCAAGACTTAGATAGTTGCGCCCAGCCAGAGAAATCCAGTTCCACAAAGAACGGCACACGCCCCAGAACGACCCAGACGGCGGAGTAGGCCCAGAGCCAATAGCGCCATTATCTTTTACCCAACCACCAATCTTTTCGGGATAGCCCAGACGAAAGCGAATTTTGTCGCCGTCATACCACCCACCTTCATTTGATAGTGAGGTCGAGCTTCGGTCAATACCGGGTTTAAACTTGATCGCTTGTAATGGCATTTAAGACCCCCGAACGCGCACATCAGAGTAGCACGCAGCTACAAACGGCGTCGATCTGTCAAGGTTAATTTCTCTTACCAATTCCATACATTTCTTTTCGTCGGGCACTTCCAACTTATGCGCCACCTGCAATGAACCCCCGGGGCCAGCCACGAAGATAAGCACTGCAATGATGGTGCTGTTCATTACATAAGCTCGAAGTGTGGCCCGTCAATAAACGGGCGTTTGCCTTGCGACCTACGCAGGTCGATGTATGTGGTCATGGCGTCTTCCATCTTGCCCTGCCATGTGCCAATGTCGTCGATGTGCCAAGCAGCGCCCCAACGGATAACGACGCCGTACTCCCGAGCAGCCTCCGCCATGGCGTCGGCAATATCGTCATAAAGATTTAATTCCCATGAAGCAACGCCATCACAGTAGGCCATTAGATCTACGGCCCTGCCATCTAAATGTTTAGATTGCATGGTTTTGCTTTTCTTTAGCTCAACGTAACGCTTTTGCGTTTCAATAGAGCGTAGCCCTTCAGTCACGCCGAAATCTACTTTAGTCAGCTCGATAGCGCGTTTAACGACCACTACGAGGCTATCTTCCACCCCCTCAAGTCGTTCTAAGCTGCGTTGTGATAGCTCAAAGCTCATTTGGTCAACCCCTGTTTCTTCTCATAGGTACGGAGACCCCCCAAACCAAGCATGCCTAACAACACCGTCATGAGGCTGTCCATGTCGAACGCAGGCAGTGCTGGAAGTGTAACTCCGAAGTACGCAGTTGTAAAGATTACGAGTGGTTGTAACACAAAGTGCCACGCTAGGGCAACCCCGCATGTCCACCCCACAAAAGGACGCCACCCAGAGACAAAAACCGACCGGTGGGACGCCTCTGCCTTATTGACCTCAAGCTGCCCCATTGCCAGCTCTTGGGCGTGTTTTTCCGACATTGTGGCGATCTCATGCGCCAGCTTTGCCTTTTGGTCTTTGTCCTCGATAAACTTGTCCAGCAAGCCCGTCACCGGGCCAATCAGAGCACTAAGCATCCTTGCCTCCCTGCATCTTCGGGCCGCTGTTGACATACAAGCCAAACCACGCCGCGCCAGCGCCCACAATCACAGACACAAACCCGGCTTGGGCATTGGTCGGATCGGGCAGTTCCATGAACCACGTACAGGTCTTATAGAAGACCAACATGTAACTCAAAATTAGTAACCTCGGTACGATGCGCCAAGCGTCTAGGTCTTTAGCTGTCATACTTTATCCACCATCTCAAAGCCGAGCATCACCAGCCAAGCCAAAGCGGCCAGCAGCGCGGCAATAAGCCCGGTGTAAAAAACAGCGAGAAAAAACTCCTGCCGCTTGTGCTTCTGTAGTAACTCGACCCGCTTGCGCTCCATTGCAATCCGCTCGCGTTGGCGCATCATTTCAAGGTACGTCTCTTGCCCATATCGCAGAATGATCATGCTGCGGAGCTCGCGCTCCATCTCGCCCAGCTTTTGCCGCTGCACCACGATTTGTAGTGCCTCTTCTTCCACCGAGCCAGCAGATAGCAGTTTCTTAAATATGGGCGGGTTTTTGGCTTTTTCTTCTGCCTTGGCTATGTCGGCCTTAGCCCCAAAAAACTTACCAATATAGCCCGCGACATCCTCAATCTCACGCCCAACTTCCACCGCCTTTTTGATGGTGTTAAACGCCGTCGTGGCGACGGTAAAAGCGGTGATTGGGTCAATCATCTACGCAACACTTCCAAGAATAGTGCCGTTGTTGGTGAGGGAGACTGATATACCTGAAATAGCTGCACCGCCGGAGCCACCTGAGCCACCACCGCCTGCTCCACCCGATTGGCCATAACCGCCACCACCACCCGCAGCTCCAACATTGCGGGGGCCAGCAGACCCCGGATTTTGCCAAAGATAGTAACCATAAGCTCCGCCGGCTTGATTCCGACCACCACCATAACCTGCGGGGTTATCTGCTCCAATTCCAGTTGGGTATAGTGCATTAACGCCATTGGTATTTGTTATTATGCGACCACCACCACCACCACCAGCTCCGCTATCAATACCATCATTTTCTTGACGACCAGCGCCTGAGCCACCGTTTGCCCCACCTTTACCTAGGGTGTTATTACGTTGGCCACCAGAAAAATCACCGCCTAAATCAGCATCGGCACCCGCAGAACCCGGCGAACCACCTGCTCCGCCGGTAGTTTGGGCATTACCACCTCGACCACCACCTGCTCCGCCACCGCCAGCAGACTGACCTTCTCCAGCTCCGCCGCCTCCACCACCGCCACCGCCGCCAATAAAAGCGCCAGAGCCGTTAATTAGTATGATATTTGCTGCTGAGTTGGAAATAGCCGGGCCACCACTGCCGCCGCCACTGAATGGATTACCTCCATTGCCACCACGCCCGATAATGTATCCGTTGTTGATAATAGTTACTTGCGTTTTTATAGACGAAGGAATTGTCAACGCAGCGGTGGATGTGCTGTCTGACCAAATATAAACACCCGAGTTAATAGTTAGCTGCACGGGCTGAAACGGCATCCAGTTAAAGCTTCTCAGATAGTCGTACAAATTAATATATAACTGATTTGCTGTAATGGTGCGCCTAAACAAACCACCGCCACCAAAGCCATACCCTTTTGCTGGTGCGTTACTAGATCGTGATAGAAAGGGCATACCTTAATCCTACGAATAGTTGATCAAGCTAGCAAGAACTGTATACGTGGCTGCCGCTGTTTTAACAATCGTATACGTGTAAACATCAATACCGTTGGAAAAGCCCGCAGTCGGGGTAACTCCACCTTGCCATTTAGGTGTAACAGACGACCCATCAATTTGCAGCGCCGAGTTTCTATATTCTGACCCACCAATAGTCGCCATAAATACAACCGTCATACTTTCACCGGTTGCCATGATGCTATCTAAAGTATTTGTACCATCACCACGAATGTTCAACGTCCAGTCGCCCGAAGCATTGCTGGTGTAATAAACCACGGCCTGAGTCAATGCATCATAATTAATCGTGCCGCTAGCCGAAGAGCCAGATACTGTTATTTTTTCCAGCCCTTGCTGAACCTTGATAGTGTTATTAAATATTTGTTTGGCACTAAATGTTTGCGTCGCAGTAAAAGTCTGCGCTACGTCTGTCTTAGCAGTATCAGCGTCATACGCCTGAACATCAGTACCAATCTCTAGCCCAAGCGCTGTACGAGCATCCGAAGCAGTACCTGACCCAGTACCACCGTTAGCAATGGCCAATACACCTGTTAAGTTAGCCGCGTTGATAGTACGAAAATTCGTACCGTCGGTAAACACAAACAGGCTTTGCCCCGAACTAACTGCGATACCAGTGCCAGCAGCCGTCGTATTGCCCAGCACAGTCGAGTTGTAGACCGTAGCCGTGTAGCTACTGACGTTGTAAATAACGTAAATCTTGGGGCTTGGCGGGGCGTAAACGGCAAAGTTGGCACCTGTGGATGTATCCAGTACCAGCATCATATTGCGCGATTGGTCGTCGGCACCGTTTAGAGCCGTCAGCGCTGTGTTCGCAGCGGATACCGTGACTGAAACCGACCCAGAGACTGCCTTTTCTATCAGCGTCCCGAGGTTGTTGTTAGTCGTATCGCCCCATGTACCAGCCTGATCGCCGGTGCCAATGAGTTCTAAGCGGAGATTGTTTGAATATGTTGAGGCCATAATGCGTCCTTTTTACGTATTTTGCCCTGAATCGTCGTCTGCGGGAAGGGGGGTGTTGCCTTCTGCAACCCACTTCAAATACTCTTGATAGTCTGTGTTGGCGGGGTCGAAGGGGATGAAAGCGTTGTCGGCGAGGCGTTTGATGCACTGTGCCGGTTGACCTTCAAAGATTGGTTTGATTTGTTGGTACATAACTTATAGCTCCGCATTGAATGTTGCGCCTAAGGCGTATGCGTAGTAAGTTCCAACAGACCCAGTCCATTGAATACCCGCTTCTTGTGTTGAGCCAGAAATAATGCCTTGATTAGTTCCGGGCAAAGAATTGTTGCCTCCGCCAATATTTGTGTACGTAGGGTTTGCCCTCATTGTCACTTTAAATGGGTATTGCAGACCCCAATTTCCATCGCTTGTGTAATAGCGACCCGAAGCTGTCAGTCTTTGAAAATACCGCTGACACAACGCCAACTCCTGACCATACTGCCTGCGCTCGAACGGCGTGGCGACAGTGCCTTCTTCTAGTTGGACGCCTGTGATATATAAGGTTGCGCCGTTGGTGCCGACTACAGGGACAGAGCCGGTTGGTTGGACAAGGTTAGCTGATGCCCATGCTCCGGCAGTTCCACTATATGTTGACCCTGAACCAAGACCAAATGTAATGCTTAGACCTCTGCCGTTTCCCGTGTTCCAAGTCCCCGAAGTGTCACCCGCAACAGTTACAGTCTTATATTCCCAAGTGTTCGCGGAGGCAATCGTGTAAGAGAAAGGGTATGACCTGCTTGCATTGACATTTCCTAGAGAGCCGCCAAAAGTCCCGGTCAAAGAACTACGCGCCCAAAATGAAAGAGTAATTGTTTGAGCATTAGCAGTACCCCATGCAAGGTCAGCTACGTTGTATCCTTCAATGCGTTGTGTAATTAAAAATGTATCACCAGTTAAAACCGAATAAGCAGAAGTGGAAGTCACGCCAAGGTAATTCGTGAATCCAGCAGGTGGCGTCACAGAGCCAGCGTTTTGCTGAATCGTGACTTTTGAAGTTTGGGTGTTCTCATACAACCATCGGTCAAGCGTATATGTGTTATTAGGAGTAACACTCGCCCCAGCGTTCCTTTGGTCAATCTCCATTGCCCCATTGATGATGCGATTTCTACCGACGGCAAAGCTACCGGCACCGTAGCCAGTGGCAAACTCAGCTAATTCGCGTGAGATAGTCATTTAAGCCTCCGGCCAGCGTTGATCCTGCACCACCGCGATAAACGCATCAATATCAGCAGCCCCGGCAATAGCCGTCTCAAGGCGCTCGGCTTCGGCTAGTATCGCCGCCCTGTGCGCTGCGGTAGCAGTTGGTATATCTGTGCCGCGCTCTGCCTTACGAATCACCATCCAATCGGTCGCCGCCAGCATCTTGCCAGCCGTGTCTTTGACCTGTGCAATCCATTGCGACTTCAGCCCTTTGGTAACCAGCCGTTCGTCAGAATCAACCATCGCTGGTTCACCATCAACGACACCCAGCACCTGCACCCACATTGGGTTGCCGTCGGCGTCCACTTCCTCGCGGTCTGCCAGTTCCTTGGGCAGGTTGACATCGCCGTTCCAATAGAAGCGGTCATCAGCGCGAACAGGGTCTGCCACCTCGGTGATGCCAATGGCGGCTTTCTCTGCGGCAGACGCAAGTCGTAGCCAGTTGCTGGGGTATTGGATGCCATCATGGACAAAGGCGCGTCCAACAGGCAAGGGGTTGTTGTTTAGCATAAACATTGTTGTTACCTCGCGAGGGAATTTTTAAATGGGTTTTCGGCAAATGCCATATATATGTAGGTTCTGCCAGAGCCGTTAACATCACCAGCAGACGATCTAAATTTGAATCCGTTTGAAAGAATATCTAGGTAGGATGATGTTGCTTCAGCATTTGCCAGATTTGCGTATAAATCATTGTTAGCCACGTTGTATCCAACCCTTGATGTGTCCATAATTGCCCAACCAGCACCAGATAAACTAGTAAGTTTCACCATGACCCACCTCGGTCTAAACCCCGTGTACACAAACGGCCCATTAGTACTTCCATTGCCCGTGTAGCTGCCAAACTTTGAATAGCCCTCGACGTCGTCGGTGAAGCAGTAGGCTACGTAGTCTTGGGTATTTTCGTTAGTCCCATTGTTTGCACCGACAGAAAATACAGATGATGTTGGTGCAGTATTATTCCAAATACTTGTACTTCCAGCGGAAGCCCCTGTGCTATTTAGAGATAAATAATTTCCTGCGCCTGTGATGCTTGTATAAACAAACCATCCAGACGTACTGGTACGTTCTTTCACAATAATCATACCCGGCGCAACACCCAACCCATGACCAACCGTAGCCGCTGAACCAGTTCCCGTATAAGTAACAATCGAGAACCCAGCCGTGGTGTTTGCACTCACCGTTGACGTTGTGCTGCCGTCGGTGTTGCTTACACCGCTGCCGTTGGCTTTCCATGACCAACCAACCAAAGTTCTAGCCGAAGTATTCAAACCACCTTCAACGTCAAACCCATCAGAGTTAAATGCCGTCAGCAATGACGATGTGGTTTCCGCAAGCGTTGTGTCAGCGTAAAGCGTCTTGGTAGCGCCACGCACCGCATCAGTTAGCACATGACTTTGTCCACCACTCCTTGATTTCGCCCAAACAAAATCGGGTTGGAAATTTAATCCGCTGATGCTTTGCGGGTCTGTACCGTTGCCTGTCCACAACACCGTATCAAAATACTGACTCCCATCCTCAATAGTCGAGTCAGGCAGGTTGTATGTGTTCAGACTCTTAAAGCCTGTGGGTGGGGTGTAGGCAAAGGGGCGTTGACCGAAATTGATGTCGGTCGTTGCTGATGTAATTGGTCTAGCCAACGGAAGCCAAGGAGATGAGAAATCCAAACCAGTAAACGCAACACCTTGCGACACGTTGTTTTTGTAAAACGTGACTGTTCCTGCATCAGCATCAACTGCAACACTAATCACGTCTCCGTTCGTGTAGGACGCGGCATACGATGAAGACGTACCAGCCGTGTATTTGTTGCCATTAAGGAAATACGCATAAAAACCACTACTTCCGTTTGCTTCTGACACAGATGATGATGCTGGAGATAAGCCGCACGAATTGTTGCTTGAAGCGCCAATAGTGTTTTCCCAATACCACTTGCCAGTTGACGGTATTGCCATCGTCGCCCTAGCAAAACCATTGGTGAGCGTCAGGTTGCTGTTTGTAGGTGCGGCAGTAACGTAGTCAATAGGACTCAATGTGCAATAGTTAGCCGCATCCTCACTCGTCAGCGTTGGCACATCAGTCATCGAGTCGTAGGTTGCCCCGCTGGTCACGCTGATGTTGTTAGCCGTCCAGTTGTTACTATTGCCGCTGGTGTCATAGCCCAGCGTGGTTGTGCTGGTGTTGTCGCTGAAGTTCAGATAGAACCCGTTCGTGCCATACGTCCCGCTGTATTTCTTTGGTTGCCACACCCCGGTGGCTGAGTTGTATTCGCCGAAGTAGGTGGGGTCTAGGGCTTGACCGTCGATGAGGTTGATATCTGTTAGGTAGCCATCAAAGTAGATCGAAGGGGTTCCGTAGCTACCAAGATTGTGTTGAGCAGTCGAGTTCACTCCAGTGTCTGTATTTTGTGGCGGGTAATCGGCGTAAGTGGTGAAGGCAGTCACCTGCACATTGTTGACGTACAGCTTTACTCGGTTTGATGATGTGGCTTGTGTCGTATCAACGGCAACAACAATGTGATACCAAGCAGACGGGTCACGGTAAATGGCAGTAGTCTGGAAAAAATAGTTCGTTGCGCCAGCACCACGCATGTTCAACCAGATGTTGTCAGTGGTTCCGTTGCCAAATCGAATGTAGGTGTTGCTAGTAGAAAACAACATCTGATCCGTAGTCAGAGTTCCACGTTTTACCCATCCGCTCCAAGTCCAAGTTTTTTGGTTTCCAGCACTTGCAGGCGTCCTATTTAAATAAGCCGACGCACTAGACCGAAAGCGCAAGCTGCGGTCAATAAAGTAACCTGCTTGACCTGATGCGCCAACCAGTGCGTTGTTCTTAATTAAGCTCATGAGTAGTTAGCCGTAAATACAGCATGGATGGATGTGGCGCTACGCACTACATAGTCAACCCGGTCAACGGCATCAGGGTCTGTGCTGAGTGTCGGCGCTGTGCCGCCGATGAAGTCCCAGTAGCTGCCCCACGACAACGTGCGACTACCCGTACCGTCTTGGACGATAAAGATTGAACCCGTCTGCCCAGCGATTGGACTTGTTGGGTTAGCCATTGTTCGGTTGCCACCAAGCGTCACTGAGAACGTACTGTTAGCAGTCAAATCAGGGGTGATAGTAGCCCCGTCAGTTAACGTACCAACCGCCCCCGGCAGCGTCAAGGTGTAGTCATTTGCGGTGTTGGCGCTATCAAAAGTAACGCTTCCACCTGCTGGGTTTTGGATTACGACGCCCATTTACATCCCCTGAACAATAGACTTCAGCGCATCCACATCAGCGGCAGCGTCAATGTTAGTCTGAAGCGTGGCATACTTGGCGCGGATAGCAGCACGAGCCTCTTCAGCCGCAGCAGCCTCAGATGGGATGGTGGCTTTGATGTCTAGCGGTGCAAACTCTTCGGTGCGCTTGGCACGGCGCACATCATGGGCAATGCCCTTTGCTTTGTCTAAGTTCACGGTAATCATGCTGAATACTCCCATGCGTTGCGGAATGTACGGTCGGTAGGAATGTCGGCGACATCTACAATTTGGTACGGCTTACCTGCTGGCACTGCCCGCAAGACTTGCTCTTGAGTTGCACCGGGTGCTGGTACGATGACAGCAACACCGCCCTCGTCTGTTGGGTAAATTACTCGTTTGTTGTCCATGTTGATTTCCTTGAAAAATTAGTTGCTGAAGATGGCGACATTTACCCACGATAAATCTTCTGGGTATGGGTTGCTAAAATTTCCGTACCCAGTAACCAATGTAAATCCTGATGTAGTAGGTGTAGTTAAGTTTTTAAGCCCAACAACCCTTGCATAATTTAGATTTGGTATTATGACTAACGCAGTAAACGAATAATTCGCATCAGGCATCGCAGTCGTGAAGTTCACCGTGTAATCACCAGTACCGTTATCCGTAATACTGCTCACATTGTATTGCGCCCTAATCGCCACAGTCCCTGTGCCATTAAAGTTTACCCACGCCTTACAAGCCTGTTGACCTGTTTGCATTGAGGTGCTATCAGGAAAGGTAACACCATTTGTTCCACTTATTGTTGTACTCATGTTTGTCCTTTAGCGGAAGATGGCGACGTTGACCACTTCACAGTCCTGTGGTGCATTGTAGGAGTAAACGGAATTTACCCGAACAGAAGTAGTAAGAAAATCCGCTGTGAACCCATTTGTTGTTGGTGCTGACATATATCTACCACTCCCACCAGCACCGTAACCTGCGCTACCGGAGACAGTGTAATTAACATCAGGCATCGCAGTTGTAAAGTTAACAGTGTAATCACCAGAGCCATTATCGGTAATAGAACTTACATTCCCTGCCTCACGAATAGCCACAGTGCCAGTGCCGTTGAAGTTCACCCAAGCACGGCACTTATAGTTCTCTGAGCCGTCATCGTTAATCCAGCCGTCAAAGTTGATATTTCCACTCATACAACCACCCAAAAAGAACCAGTTGGAACCGTAACCGTGACACCCGTAGCAACCTCAATGTCGCCCACACTTATAGCGTTCTTGTTTGTGCCAATGGTGTAATCAGCCGTAATAGTGTTGTCCGTCTCGTAGAAAGCAATGTTAGTTTCAGAGCCACCCTTGCCTACGCCAGCAGCACCTGCAATAAAGCCGTCACCGTTTAATACAATAGCCATGTCTTACCTCTTAAACAATAGCCCAGCGACTACCGCTAGGGATGGTTACTGATACGCCACTGTTAATCGTGATAGGTCCGGTACTCATCGCGTTCTTACCACTAGTAATGGTGTAGCTTGTGGTTACGTTTTGGTCGTTCTCGTAGAAGATAGAATCAGAGCCACCACCAGTAGCTCCACCACCACTGGCATCAGCAGCGTCCCAACGGCTGTTAGCGTTATCCCACGTAAGCACCTGCCCATCACTGGGCGTCATGGCGTTTACGTCTGACAAATCTTCAATACTCTCGCCAGTGATGTTAGTAAGGTAGCCAGCACTTGCGTGGTTCCCCCAACTGTAAGCTGTGTCCCACTGCCCTTGCTTGGTGGTAGTTGGAATAGAATAACCAGCAGCAAAGGTGATGGCTAACGTGCCACTAGAGGTGATTGGTGAACCACTAACACTTAGACCAGTAGGAACCGTGGCTCCAACACTTGTGACAGTGCCAGTGTAGGTTTCAGTTGTTAAATAACCAGCAGAAGCATGGTCGCCCCACCCGTATGCTGTGTTCCAATTCGTGCTGTTGTCCGTAACAATACTGTACGAGCCAGCA